TTTGAAGCTAACAAGGAGCTAGAATTTTTCTGTGAGGTGGATTAAATGGCTGATTCTGATTTTAGTGATAAAGAACTTCTTAAACTGGCTGAAGATCTCGAAGAAATGTCGAGAGTACTTCCTAAGCAAACAAAGAAGTTTCTTAATAAGGAGGGTTCTAAACTCCGGGGAATGGTTAAAAAACTCGCTAAGACAAGGATTGATGTTCAGAGTGGTAACTATATGAAGCATCTAAAACGAGGCAAGCCTTATCAATATAAAGGTGTTGACTGGTCTATTAGAGTTTACAATGCTTCGAATCATGCTCATTTAATAGAAGATGGTCACGAGATTGTCGCTAAAGGCAGCAAACGCGGCAAAGGTAAAGTAGTAGGCTATAAAGTAGGTTATCATATTCATGCTGATGCTGAGAAACGCTTTAAAAAAACTTATGCTGATGATTGCGCTGACTTTCTCGATCAAGTTTTAGATAAAGGTTTGTTGTAAGGAGATATCATGCAATTAAAAGACGTTAAAAAGGCTATTAACGGTGTACTTGATAATGCGTTCGATGCTGAAGTTATCGCTTATAGGATTGAGGAAGATATTCCAAGGCCATCATTTAAAGTACATTTAGGTGATATAAAAAGCGCTCCTGGCAGATCCAACACCGTTGATAAAAGTGTAATCGTTAGGCTCTATTACTTTTGTGAAGATCCGGAAGATTACGACATAGAACAAATGGAGGTCCAGGATAAACTATCGGACCTCTTTTCAAATTTTGTTGAAATTGGCGACGAGGTTATAAGATTCAATGATTATGAAAGCGACATTGTTAGCAGTACCGTGCAAGTGTCATTTCTAGTCGAATACTCATCGTTATTAAGTGAAGAAGCTGAGTATCCTGATATGGATAACTTGGTATTAGAAATGGAAGAAGGTGCATAAATGGGAAGACCATCGATAAACATCTTGTTTAAAAAGTTAGCGCAGACCATTGCTACAAGATCCGCTAACGGTATCGCTGTTTTAATCATAAAGGACGATACAGACAAGACATTCAATACAATAACTTACTCAGATGCTAAAGATATTGAAACATCAAAATTTACTGCAGAGAACAAAGGTTATATTGAAGATGTATTCAAAGGCGGCGTTAAGAAAGTGATTATATCAAGAGTTGATATAGCAGCTGCCACACCTGTTGTAACTGCAGTTAATAATATCGGTAATCAATATTACAATTGGATTGGTATTGCTAAAGGCACAACTGCAGATCAAACAAAGTTAGTTGAACTTGTAAAAACAATGCCTAAGGTTTCAGCTGTTGTTTATAAATCAGCTGCAGATCATGAAACTATTGTTAATTTTACAAATGCCAAAGTAACACCAAAAGGTAAAGCTGAGATTACTGGTGATAAGTACATCCCTAGAATCTTAGGTCTTGTATGTGGTTGTCCGTTAACTGAGTCAACGACTTACAAGATTGCTGAAGATCTTGAATCGGTAATTGAACCTGCTGACGTTGATGCTGCTGTTGATGGTGGTGAGTTTGTTTTATATAATGACGAAGGTGTTGTCAGAGTGGCTAGGGGTGTCAATTCACTTGTAACACTTGGCGAAACTAAGTATCAGGATATGAAGAAAATTACCATCATGGACACATTAACAATGATTAGACGTGATGTATTAACCATGTTCAAAGAGCATTATGTCGGACAATTTAAAAACAGTTACGACAATCAAATTATTTTCTTTGTGGGTGTTCAAGAATACCTGGAGCAATTGAGTGCTGATGAGATTCTTGATAAGGATTCGCAGAATGTTGTTTCTGTTAATGTTACCAAACAACGAGCCGAGTTAATGAAGCTCTATCCGGAGGCTGCAGAGTGGACGGAACAAAAAATTAAAAATAATACTGTTGGATCTAATGTATATCCGATTACAAACATTAAAGTCAATGATGCTATGGAAGATCTTGAATTTGATGTCTTAAACTAAGCGAGGTGATGAATAGTGGATATTACTAATAGAATAATGAATGGTACTTTCGGAGACATATGGGTCAATAATATTAAATATATTGATCTTAAGAGCTTCGAAGCAAAAGCGACTGCTGAGTATGAAGATGTCAAACTTCAAGGCAAGTTAGGCAAAGGACGAAAGTATATGGGTTATGAAGGCGCTGGTTCAATCGTAACTCATAAAGTTTATTCAAGAGGCGCTAGATTGATGGCGGACGCTTTTAAAACTGGTATTATGCCGGATGTTAAAATTATTTCAAAGTTGGATGATCCTGCTGCTTTTGGAGCAGAGCGCGTTGTTTACTCAGGCGTTACATTTGATGAGGTTACTCTTGCAAAGTTCGAAAGCGGTGCATTGGGTGAGGAAGAATTAGCCTTTAAATTTGAGAGTTACGAGTTTAAAGATTTAGTATAGACCAGGATGCCTGGTCTTTTTTTATAAGGAGGAATTATGGGAGATACAAAAGCAAATAAAGCTTTAAGTTTAGAGCAACTAATAGCAAAAAAAACTCAGAGGGACGCTGCTAAAGTAGCTTATAAAAATATGATGTCAGAATCATTAGAAGGCGAACTGGTAGCGAAAAAGCCTGATCGTGAAACTGCGATAGAGTACATGGATAACATGACCAGTTGTGGTGAAAGTGTCAAAGAAATATATGCTGTTTGTAAAGAGGTTGTTTATAACTCTATTAAGATGCTGCAGAAAACGGAGCTTCATGAAGCTTATAACTGTTCAACACCTGATCAGATAGTAGATGAACTTTTTGAAATTGAGGAAATTCTTGATTTTGGTACCAAAATTATTGATTGGAATGAGGAAGGTATTGAAGAGGCTAAACAAAAGCTTGATAAGGAAGTTAAAGCAGAAATAAAAAACTAATATCCTCTGATGTAGAGATGAGCATGATTAGTTTCTTTCTACTCAGAGGACATTCTCACGAAGTATTAGTAAATCTCTCTCCTTATGAAAAAATGTTTTACCGGGCAACGATGGAAACTTATATCGAGCAAATGAACGATATAGGCAATCAATAGAAAGGAGAAATATGTCTAAAAAAGTAGTACAAACGGTGCTGCAGCTTAAAGACAAATTTTCTCAACCAATTTTAAAATCTTCTAAGAATACCAGGTCTTTTCAAAGGCAAGTTAAGAAGACAAAAAACAGCATTAAGAAATTTAAAAATGGCGCAGTTAGTGACTTCAAATCGGTTGCTAAAAGCGCTATTGGTTTAGGTGCTGCTTATGTTGGATTTAATGCAATTAAAACCGGATTGTCTGACTGTACAACTGAAGCTAAGAATATGATTGAAGCTGAAACAAAGCTTATTGCAGTATTCAAAGCAACGGGCAAGGCCACGACTGAAGAAATCGCCGGTCTAAACAAACATGCAGATACGCTTGAAAAAAATGGCGTTATTGGTGCCGATGTAACAACGGCCTTTCAACAACAATTAGCAACGTATAACCTTACTGCAGATAGTGTTAAGGCATTATCTGAAGGATCTATCGATCTAATCGCTCAGATGAAAGGCATTAATGCCGCGCAGGGTGACGGTGTAAACGTTGGTAATATGATGGGTAAAGTTATGTCAGGTCAGATCGGTGCATTATCACGTGCCGGTATTTCGTTCAGTGAAGCACAAGAGAAAGTATTAAAGTACGGTACTGAACAGGAAAAAGTTGCCACACTTGCAAAAGTACTTGAACAGAATGTCGGTGGTGTTAACAAAGCATTGTTAGAGACTGATGACGGAAAAATCGCTGGGGCTAATCATAAGTTTGGTGCCTTTAAAGAAATGATAGGAAGAAAGATCCTTCCGTTACAAGCTAAATTCGCAACGTGGTTTGCTACTAAGATGCCAATGATTGAAGCGTTAACTTTGAAGATGTTTACCGCTGCAGAGAAAGCAGTTGAAAAGCTGGTACCAAAGATTAAAAAACTCTGGGCTTGGTTGAAAAAAGCGTTTAAATCAGATGCCATGAAAACCTTTATTGAGATCTTAATGAAAGTAAAAGAGATAATTACAAAGGTTGCAAAATCAGCTCTGAAGCTGGCACTTTATATTAAAAATAATTGGAGTAAATTTGA